TACAAGTTTTGGTTACTAGGACACGTGATACCAAATATCAAAAAAGTTCTTGACAAATCCCAATTATTATCAATATCAATTATACTGCTTCCCGAAGTAGATCCGATTGTCGTACTGCCCTCTAGTTTTCTTATTATTGACGGCATATATTATAAACCTAATTTTATTAAAAGTTGATAGGCGTGATCTAAAAGTTTTTTATACTGCGATTCTATTTGCGATACAAGGTGGCCTTTTAAGTCTTTACCCGACAAGTTCTTATCCATATATATTTTGTCATCTTTAACTATGATGGTCGCATCATCAAAATCTAATTTATCTGTTTTGTCGTTTATAGTGACTAAACTTGTAAGCTCTGAAATATCACTATAAACATTTGCTACTATTTCTTCAGTTTTTCCAAGTCGAATTTTTATTTCATCAATTTTTTTCGGATCAATCATATTTTTATCCTTTTTAAGTATCAAGTTCTGCCGTAATATCATCCAGGCTAAAAGTTGCTATTTCGTTTTCGCCTATTGGTATTATATCAGTCCAGGCAATTAAATCAGTCTGAACGTAAACGCTCAATTTCAGTATCCCAGGTATTTGCGTTATCACAGTAGGAACAAACCTTTGAGCTATCACATCAAGCCCGACGGGAAAAGTCAATCCATATTCATACGCGTACTGGCGCACCAGAGTAAGCCCGTCAGCGGGAAAAATTTCTTCATCGTAAAGCTCAACATCAAAATGAAGTTGCGTCTGAATGCTAACGGGAATAGAAAAGTTCATGATTTGCGGGTCTCCGTTAGAATCAATTATCTCCTGAGATGTGTTTCCATGAGTCTGAATACCAGCTCCTTTTATCTCCCATAGTTTTGTAGCAATTGCAAGTTTAGTGCCGCCCATTACGATTATTTCTATGCTGTGCGGAGGTCTTTCGCTACCTTTAGTAAATGTCCCTGTGGTCTGAGTAGCGCCCCCGTACATGTAAATATCAGATATAGCTATATCCGTATCAGTTGATTTTTTTATAGTCAACTCACGCGCAGCAGTCACAGTGCATGAAGCCACCACAGCGGTTTTAGCCGCAATCGCTGATGCTATTAAGCCCATTGTAGTTTCATGATTAACCGCAAATGTTACCCATCCAATATACGATCCGTTAACCTTTAAATCAATAATGTTACCGGTAACCAAATCACCTTCAAACGTAACTAAAGCATAATCTATACTATCGGTAACGTTCTCATATCCTTTACAAGCTGTAACACCTGTAACCTCTCTAAGTATTCTTGATACAATAGATTGTAAAGTTGCGGCACCAGAAATCTGAATGGAATTTTTTCTTCTTATGCGTAATTCCGCATCCGTTTCCATAGCGCGCCCAGGAACTCCAGCCTCAAAGTTCAACACCTCATCTAGTCCTACTACAGGCGTTTCAATCGTGTCTATTGTTCTAATCGAAACAGGCACAATACCAGAGTCTATACTCTGCGCATTCACCGGAAAATAAAAATCTAAATTTTCTGTTATGTCCTCTATTTCAAAAGCTTCGTCAACTGCATTAATAGCCAAAGAGTTTGAACCTAAATTTGTAGCCGTAACGTAACCTTCTGAATTTACTTGATCTACCAAGGCTTGAATAATGGTATTTCCATTAGGAGCAATTCCGCTATTGATTAAATACTCTACTGCGTTTATAGTAAATGCGTAGTCTGTGTATTCGATTAGTTCATTGATTTGTAAATAGCATTTTTGCAATCCTGTTTTTAAAATAGTAACCTCTGTAGTAGTAGCAAAAAGTTTATTTACTAAAGAAGATTTTACCTGTGTGTTTTCTGGAATTATAGAACCGTCCGCCCCGAACAAACCTATAGTAACAGTTGATTTTAGTGCAGGTAAACGGAAAACACCATTAAACGCGCAACAGTAATCTAATGAAATTCCTGTAGCCGACTCAGGGTTTAACGCCAAATAAATATTACCTAATTGTTCCCATACGTCAATTGCAGGTTTCGAGTATACCCCTAATAGCTGACCAATAACACTACTTGGATCGGTCTGCACCTGTCCAAAGTTTTGTAGAGTATCTGAGATCATTTCAGTCATGATTTCAGGTTGATATTTTACACGAAACCCCTTTTCAGTTAATCCATAAATCATATTATCAAAACCTCATTAATATTTACGATCCCCTCTATCGCTTGTATTTTCAATACGATAGTAAAACTTCTGTGCAAAATATTATACGTAGATGAATACTCTAAAATGCTAATAACAGAAGGGTCATCGGTAACAGCGACAAGTATCATATTGTCAATTAATGATTGGTCTGGATTTTTTATATACACAGTACCGAACCAATCCAGACCTAAAGACTTATCTAAAAACCATTCATTAAAAAAGAATAAAAGTTTTATTTGAAGTCGCTGTTGTATAGCTTCGAGACCTGAAACAATAGATAGATCACCGTTAGTAAAAACCAAATCACGTGATGTTAAATCTATTTTTAAATCCATTTTTATTTACCCATAGCTCTTGATTGTCCGGCGTTAAATATGACAACCGAATCCGTAAATGATCCGCCTTGTCCGGTTAATACCACTAGGATACTTTCAGCATCTTTTAAAACCAGAGGGATACCATCAGCATTAGTTTTTATACTGTTGCCGTTTATTATTCCCGTTCCCGTAGCTGCGTTTATTGTTCCGTTTGAAGCTCCTGAGACTGTAAACCCTATAGTTTTAAAAACCTTTTTTCCTTTGCATTTAACCTTATTACTCATGATAGAAGTTAAAGGATTTACTTCTATCGTTTCAGTGCCATGATATGTTTTCAACCTCAATTCGCACCCTTCAACTACTAAATATTGAGCCATAATTATTTATCTACGGTTAAATTGTCACCATTGATTCTTACTTGTCCCTGTGGAGTTATGATTATACTTGCGTCTTTATATATGATCTCTAAATTATCGGTTGATACAGGTTCTGGAGTAGTCACCTTAAACGGATATAGTCCAGGTATAGCAACCGCATCGGTTATGTCGAACCTACGCGGGTCATCAGGATTGATCTGCTTTCCCTCATTGGATGAAAGCCAAGTATCAAGTGCCGATTGCGAAAAAATCAACAGAACAGTATCACCACGCACGAGAGCGGGAAGCCGGAAGGCAGCTTCTTTTGTCCTTGGAACTACGAGCGGTATGCTGGCTATAGGTTTATATTTTAATACAGTTCCATTTGAATATTTTCTGTTTATTGCAGGTGTGACTATAACACGATAAGCCCCGTCCTGTCTCTCAACAATTCCAGGCATGGCGGTATTAATTTCTTCAAGCAAAAATGTCTGAATTACCTTTTGCAATGCTTCGTTAAATGATATAGTCATAGAGTAACCGCCTCAATAATGGTTTTAAAATCTCCCTCAAAGTTATCCCCTGTATGTTCAACGCTAACTATTTTAAACAGTTTATCATTTCCAGTAATAGCACTGGATACGACAATAACGCCCCCAGGTTCTGCTTTTGGTTGCAGGAGTGTTTCAATTATCCATCCGTCAACGTCTTTATCTCCTTGTTTTATTTTGATTTTATTAGGAGAACCAAGCATGCCAGTATCCGAAGATAGTTCTATCCACACAGATTTATCAGTATTATAATCCTCGTATACTTTTAATTCATCGTTTTGGATCGACCAAGTTAAACCCATGTTTTTACAAATTTTATCAAGTACCACCTGTGAACTGCCAGTGTAATTAAATCCGTTTGAAAATATTTTTTTTATGTTTTGGATTAAACTCAGGTTTGTTTTTTTTGGCAATTTAAATGAATCTACTATCTCGCGTAACATTTGTTTACCATCGGATCCAGGGTTATAGGAAAGAGAAATTTGCGCATCACATAGAGCAACAGCTCCATCACCGGAATCTATAATTGTAATTATATCAGGTCTTTGCATTCTGTTTTCTGTGCTTTTAATATCTCCGATGTATACTATTTCCTCGCCGGATTCTTCGAGATAACCGGCACTAAGATATATCTTTTGATTCCCATTAAAAATATAGTTACGAGTATTTTCTGATAGATTATAAATGCTTACTCTGCAAGAACTTGCATTTCTTCCCTTTTTACTCGCAGTAAAATTTATACGATAATCAGAAAAGTAGTAACTTTCCCGCCCGTTATCAACCTTTAATTTTATTAATCTACCAAATAGCATTTTTAGTCCTCTATTCCATTCCCATCATCAAAAAGTAAAACGCATTCTCCAGTTATAAAATCCCCATATTTAACATTGTCCATTTTTTGCAGTACATCAAGCACATATAGTTTACCTGAAGGGAGTTTATCGTTTGAATATAATGATAAAAGTTCATAATTGTTAACCAGTTTAACCCCTCTAATTATTTCATTTTGCTCCCTATCGGTAATGTCCAATGTCCAATATGCACCTCTATTATTCCAGTAAAAACAGAAAACATAGGGCACATTGCTTAGAGTAATTTCAAAGAAATAATTAGGAAACGGCTTAAATGGTATTAAATTAATCATAATTATCCCTATTGTGTCAACCAGTTCCAACCCTTTACGAGGTAAGATTGGCTTGTAACTTCTGTAGCAACTACTTTACCAGCGTTTTGTTGTTGTTCACCGACAAAAGTACCCGCGCTTGGTTCTGGTTTTTGCGTAGGTTCACCAACAAAAGTATTGTATCCCATATATGGCTTATACTTTGATTTTACTTTCCTAATCTGCACAAGCTCAAGTGTATATTGTAAAGATTCTCCTGTGCTTTTTTCTCGTGGAAAGCTTAATTTTTGTATGATCATATCCCTATATATCATCAAGCCGGTTTTTATGGTCAATAGTCTAGGATTAATGACAGTAACGGAATCTTGTCCGGCATGAACTGGCAATTGAAACCCTGTATAATTTAATAGAATTTTAAATGTGTCTGCTATTCTGTTTGTTAAATCCTCACGCACCAGTTTTGATATTTTCCCAGTGAAATACTGTACAGGTGTATTACTCGTGAGTCCTGTTATGGTTAATCTGGGCGGTTGCTGTTGAACGTGATCTGTGATATTAAATCCCACGTCAACAGGGTAGGAAGTCACAACATTAGAAAACTCATGGTTTTCAGAGATTGTAATTTCAACCTCAAGAGCCTCAATTTTCGTAGCCGGTTTGTTTTGAAATAAAAATAATGCCATTATTGCGCCGGTAATCCTTGTACTAACTCAAATGATAATTTATTTATTTGATCTCTGAAAACCTCTTCAACGGTTTTGGTCAATGTGTTTTTTTGATAGTCTAATGTTCCAACAGGAACATATAAATCAGTATTAACCTTTATAGTTAGTTCTTTTTTTGTATACGCTCCGGCATCTCCTCTATTAGGCACGCCATACAATTTAGATGGTCTAGTAAGAAATCCAATATCCCACTCATTTCCAGTATCAGGTATACTCCCTAGCCCTTTATGCCAAGTTTCTTGTTCGCCGGGTTTTCCTATTCCTAACATTTTTTTCCAACCCTTAACGGTTGTAAATGTTTTAATGATATCCCTTTGTATATAATACATTAGGGCTTCCCAGGCTTCCCAAAAAGTTTTATATAACGAATCCGCCCAGCTTTGAAATATCGGGTCTAAAAGTACACCTATTTTATTTAATGATTCAACCAATTTTTTATTATGTTCATCAGCTTCTTCAACCCTGCCATTATAGAGATCCCATATCTCACGTATCGCTTCTTTTGCAGCGGTTTTAAAATTATCCCACATCTCTTTTGCTTTTGGCGCAAGTTCTTTCCATGATGGTAAAATTTTTCCAAGCATGGATTCACCGCCTTTGAGATAAGTATATATATCGTCGAATATTAAATATAGTGCTCCTGCAATCAACAAAAACACTCCTAAAAACCGAGCGTACTTAGCAACCTGTAAAAATACGCTCCCACTGCCAACCGCTGAACTTGTTGCAAGTTTTAACATCATGTGGTTTAATAAAAGAGATGCTTTCCCTGCTGCTGAAATGGCAAGAGTTAACGGGCCTAGAATGGCCAATAACCCCCCGAAAACAATAATTACTTTTTTAGTCCCTGGAGTTAATTTATCGTTAAATTTATAAACTAAATTGGTGACATAGTCAATAAATTTTTTCCAATGCGGGAAAATCGTTTCTCCAAAAGATTTCATTAATGAATTTATAGCATTGCGGAATTGAATCATACCCGTTGAGTTTTCGGCTACTAATTTCGCAGAGCCGGCATATCTTTTATTCAATTCCTTTAAAATATAGTCCTGTGCCTTCGCTTGTTGTCCTGTCTCCCATAATGTTTTTGCAACTTTAATTTGATCATCGGAAAAAACTATCCCCATACGGCGTAACGTTCCCAATGATTGTACAGGATCATTTAAAGCTCGCCCGACTTGCAGAGCTACCCCTGCAATGTTTCTCATAGACGGGTCTAGTTTTGCCGAAATATCAGCTATAGTTTTTTGTGCTTCAAAAAATTGTTGTCCCGCTATGTTCTGAAATGATAACATTCTAAGCGTAACATTTCTTAACATTTCATCATCATCAACTAGCGTCTCTTGTTGCATGCGAGATGCTTCGGACAATAACTCTTTTATTGACACCTTGGCTCTATTATTTGTGGTTTTAATAGTTTGCTCAACCTGTGCAATGGCTTCACGCTCCTGCGCATATACCCTCACTGATAAACCTGCGAGCGCAACGAATGGAGCGGTAAACGTAACTGATAAACGCTTCCCTAAATTGTCCATTTTGTTAATCAATTTAACCGTGGCGTCATCTACAGTTTTATAAGATGCCCAATCAATTCGGAAACCGATTAAATTTATTAGTTCTGCAACATTCATTCTAACAACCCGACATCTCTGGGATCACCGCCCAGCTTGGACACAATGTAAATCAATGCTTTTTCTATCCTATCTATGCGTTTAATACTATCCTCGATACTCACTTGATGATATATTTTCCTGTGTGTATCAAGAGCACTATCAATACCTTTTTTAACCTCGTCTACTATTTCGGAAGATGTTGTTTTGTTTGAAACATTCACGAAAAAAAATGTAACCAAGGCGGTTATAATACTTGAAGCGAGCATTAAAACTATATTCATTGTTGTCATAGTTTTATATCCTTAGCTACATTAAGCGCGGTGTATATTTTTTCTTTTATATCTAACGCAATGTTATACAACAAAATATCGCTTAAAATCATATTGTCAACCTCTTCAAAACTTACCTCGCCAAAAATTACCAGTCTCCAAAAAAGCCAATACTCCTTTATGTCCTCGTCCATTTCCTGCATAATGGATTTTATTTTTGCAGGGCATTTGATGCCATCTTCTTTAGCAGGTTTGACACGCTGCCCGAATCGAAAAAACCAGAAAAGTTTTTAACGATTATAAATTCTAACACCTTATACAATAGTGATAAATTCGCTTGAAATACAATATCGAATATTTCAGGTTTCGATACCTCTTGCCCATTAATGCGGGTGCCACGCAAAAGTCTAAAAATTAATTCCAGTATTTTTTTATCATCCATAGCAGTTATTAGCTGCTCAACAATGGTTTTAAAAAAATCCGGTGAAAGCTCTATTTTTGATGCCGAATCTTTTTCGTCTAAATAATCATTTTTGCTAGAAAGAAAACCCAGGGCACGAAAAAACGGAGCAATTAATTTTCCTATTTGTAAAGCAAGGCTTATGCCTTCCCTACCTAAAAACAAAGTAGATTCTATTTTTACGTTATCCCCGTTTACCTCTATCGTATCCGATGCAGTTTTAAACTCAATCATCCCTGTCCCCCCTTAAAAAATTTTATTTTTTACTCAGCGGTTTATCTGTTAAAAATCGCATCAAAATATTTAACACAGATACTATAATAGCTTCAAATTTAACTGGAATAACACCATCAAAAGAAACATCATTAATAACCGCCAAAACCATGAGTATTACATTAAGCCAAAAAGTTTTGGATTTAAACAGTCCTATAATTGTAAGCATAATTTTAATCCATTATAAAGGTATTCCTGGAATAGGCGGAACGGTTACAAAACCCGCTGCACCACCGACAACAATATCCAGATTAGCGCAATCGAAAACCCATTCACGAGTCTGGTTTTCTTTTGCATAAGCAACTGTCGGCGGTTTCCGAATCCACGCCATTGCAGAAACTATAACGGTATACCCTAAATTATCCTTAACCATAACCGGCACAACACCGTCTCCAGTACTTTCGTCTAAAACCATAATAGACGATAAAACACCGTTAGACGGGCTTGACTGTTGTAATGTAAAAGTAATTGAGCCACTTTTATCGTTTTGTTTTATCCTTGTAGTTATTCCGTCCGAGCCGGTCGATTTTACAAACGTCTCGCTAGTTCTCTCAACTGAAACAAACGTACCATCAGCTAAATCCTCTAAATTAACACCGGCAACATTTAAGACAACCTTTGCCGGATCGTATGTATAAAGCATAAAATTAACCCCCAAGTAAAAATTTTTATTCTAAAGTTATGACGCCTTCAATTGCAACAGTATGAATAGCACCTGCAAGCCAAGCTTTAAATCTTGCACCTGTCAACTTTCTTGCTGCCTTATCTAGTATCGGAACTTCTGAAGCTTTTGGGAAAGTCGTTGAAAACCCTCCGGTCTGCGCTCCTGTTACTCTATCGTATGCCATTGGAGTAAAACCGCCATTGTCCATTCCGATTTGTAATATTTGTCGCGTGGCGTTCTCGTGTGCCGTAATACCTGCATCAGTAAAAGGCATCTTGATATTATTCGCAAGCACTAAAAAGTTGTTTTCTGCAATTCTTTGTTTAGTCCAATCCGCAAGAACTATAATATCAATATACTCACCTGTACCAACCCAACCAAAAAGCAATACGTTACGATCCGCAATCTCCTCATATGTTGAACAATATTTGTCTTGGGCGTTTTTACTCTGGGTTGCATTAAGATCATCAACGGTTATCCCTGAAAAAGTTTTGTGCGCTACTGTATAACTACCTGGAGTTAATGATAAGCACCATCCCAAAATAGCAGCGTCTAAAAATTCAGTATCGGCTAAACTATGATAAACAACCGCACTTCTATCATATGCAGCATGTTTTATTTCATACGCTATTGAGGTAGAGTCATTTGCTAGTGTTTGATCGACTATATTTGCTTCGTCGCTAGAAAAAACCGCAATACGTTCATTAGCTTGAACCCATTTGGCAACACTTTTTTGATCTGCAACAAGTCTGGAGGTACACACCACGCCATAAAAATCACTTGTGTAAAGCAAAATTGCATCAAGCGCATCTTCATAGTCGGTGTCACCCTGAATTTTTTTACCTACCATAACAAGAAGTCCGTGAGGGGATTGAGAAAAAATTGCCTGCGCCATTTTGTACTCTGCTGCGCCTGTTGTTCCAGTCAATTCTGCAGCCAGGGTCGCCATTTCCGTGCTCGAATAAAATTTCGCGCGCGGCGAAAAAGTGGCGTTTGTCCCTAGAATACAAACAGTGCCAAAACCCTTTTGACCTATCGGAGATGTTAATCGCGATATGGTCACGTTAATTATCGAATTAAGTTCACTCATAAAAAATTTACTCCTTTTCGTTTTATCTATATATCAATAGTTACCGTAATTGTTTTTGTTACCCCACTATCGGAAACCAAAGTACCAACAAGTTCTACATCCTCAATCAATCCGACGTCAACCCTTTCCAGAGAATAAGCAAAACTGAAACTGATTTCACAGGTCCAACGCTCCTCAACAAACTGATCATTAAAGCTTGAAATGTTCATAGGTTCAGTGGTTTTTAAAATTGCTAGTCCTGTGGAACTGCGCAAGGAATCTGCCAATGATGGCACTAACGATACCATTTTAAACAGTGTAATAAAGGGCAAGGAATATGCCCCGCTTGCGATTACTCGTAAAACCAAAATAGCATCTTGGCGCAATTCCGTTATGCCGTAAACAGTTGCAAAACTTCCTGTTGTCTGAGTTGCTCCTGCGGTTACAACAATATTAGTTATTAATACATCAGTACCGTCAACGCCATTAACCGTAATTTCACGTGCAGCAGTAACCGCGCATGATGTTACGTATGTTGTTTTTAAAGCAATAGCTGATGCAATCAGTCCCATTGTTGTTGCGTTATCTGTTAAAAATGTTACTGGTGAAATTGCGCTTCCGTTAACCTTTAGATTAATCACATTGCCAGCAACTAAATTACCCGCAAACGTAATAATACCGTAGTTATTTGGTTTAGACACAGGAGATCCAACAGAAGCTATTGAAATTATTTTTAGTTCTATTCTTGGCACGACTGATTTATTGGCATTGTCATTTGCCCATTGAATGGAGAATGTCAAGTTCTGGTGCGTGCAAATCGCTGCAATAAAGTCATATATACCATTTTCGATTGTGTTTCTTGCAATCATCTCGCTCGTATTTCCTGTATCAAATAAATGTAGTGAGGTAAAATCCCATTATCCCATTTCAAAAGTGAAATCACTTCATAAGTGTTATTTTTCCACGAAACCAAATCGGGATAAACAGAATCTTTTAGCGTTAATAATTCTTGATATGATATGACTGTATATACTCCCCCCTGTAAACGTCTTTCTTCCGGTATTGAGCTAAGTGCTTCGGGCGTAGCGCGCTGCACAGAGCCGTTAAAAGTAAAAGAAGTTTGTGCTCCTGCTGCTGTAATTCTTCCCTTTGATACTGTTGGCGCAGCCTGGTGATATGCCGTTAATGTTTTTCCGAAAAAGGTCATTTTATCACCTCTACATGAGTAACGCTATTACGCATTTGACCAAAATTTATAAGGGTTCGCGTGGTAGTACCTATTGACGGATTCTCGTTGCGGCTTTTTTTGCTTGTCCGTCTCATGAGAGCAGCGTTTTTTCTTCGTATGGTTGAAGGTGCGTTAGGCGGGGGTATGTTGGAGTCTATGGTAGCCTTTATTTTTGCTGTGTGCCACTCGCCCAATAATCCTAAAGCGGTTGGTACTGTGGTTTTACCTTCTAACAGTTTTTTGTACAATGAATCTCGTATCGAACAAAGTTCTTTAGAATTAGCATGAAATGCCGTTGACATGAATGGGCGCGATGGAATGTATTTAGTACCGAACTCATTATAAAAAGCGTAGGTTGACACCTCTGCCATGCTCTTAGCTTCACCTGTTGCTTCAATCGCACCATGTGGAAACCCTACTTTTGTATAACTATTATTAAGCTGCTCTAAATTTTTTTTGATTATGCCTATACCCAAATCTTTTATTTCAACATGAGAGTATTTTTTTGAGGTATTCATTTGTCTATCCTATCATTCTATTGGTTGGAAGGCATATTGTAGATGCACGTAAATTTAAAAGCTCTACGCCCCAGGTAGTTTGAGAAAAGTATGCTGAAGCTGCGTCCCCGCTTGAATTTACACTGTATGACCTGGAAAGTGAACCTTCACTCTCTGAGGTCACCACTCCAGCGGTGCCCATGGTGTTACGCAAGTCCAGCGCAAGCCAATGACATACCAATAGAGCCACTTCCATGCTGCGCAAGTCAGGATTGCCACCTGTGCCCACCTGAGCTTCTGCAAGGGCAATCCATGTATCTATTGCAGCATACGCGTAAAATGTTGGTGCTCTCAACTGTATTATTTGTTTAGCTGTCATTATTCACGCTCAATGCCGGTATTGCGGTATGTATTAATGTACCCGATCTATCAAGTGAGTCGGTGCCTATTTTCTCCATAAAATTACTGCCATCATCGATATTTGCTATAGTCTCAGGCGTTAAATCTGTGTTTTCTTGATGGTCAAGGGCTTTAATTCTGTTCTCAAGTGCTTCTTGGATACCTTTTCTGCCATCGATTTCTTTTAATGCCTTTAGAATGCGTATATCTATGATTTCAGAAATATTTTTTTTAGCCGATGATGGTTTAAGACTTGAAATTTCTTTTGCTATTTCAGCTATTCGAGCCATTTGATCAATTGTTTTTTCAACGGCTTGAGATGTTTGTGTTTCTTGTGTACCCCCTATGATTAACCTATTTACGGCTACCATTTCAATAAAATTTTTATCGTTTTCGAGTATCGCAAATTCAGGGTCACTTAATTGATTCATGCCAGGGAAGATATTTATTCGGCCAAAACACGTAATAAAATTAACTCTACTATGTACAAAACGCATATATACTATTCCTTACCTATTTTTGTTATAATACTGGCGATTCGATTAAAAACCACCAGTACAACACATATAAAATACAACCTTCTAATTACAACCCATCTACCAAATGTAAAGATATAGGATAATAAATATTAAACCCAGCTTGACGACTGTGAGTAGGAATCATATAAGCCAGATTCCTTTCTTGAGCAGGAAATTGCTCGAAGATAACAGGAGTTTCCACTTGTAAATGATCTGGACTTCTCCTATACGCAAGCATGCAGTTTACATTAGATAACGCTCCCGTCCGCGGGTGCGGGTTCACATCTTTTAATTCGTTTACACCTGCGAAGGTAACACCTGGAAACACACGCCTGCAAAACTCTAATATCGTGGTATCCGTTCCCGTCTCTCGTGGAGTCACTGCAATATGGGCATACTGCAATTGTGGTAAAAGTACCGTATCCGCAGCCTCAACACCATTGGTTAACTCTATGATTTTATTAATGCAGTACGAAATATCTGCAATAATTAATGTGGGTGTTTTTGGACCCGTTAGCCATGCACCTGTGGGAGCTGCTGCTTTTGTGATATTCGCATTATACAACACTCCCGTAAGACCTGCCCATTTCGCAGTACCATCAGCAAACCAACCTATTTTATTGGCCATTTGGTCATTAGACCTACGTGCTGCAACCGCACGCATTGCCTGTAGAGGTCGATTTGCCATAGCAGCGGAACGGATCTCCTGCATGCTCCAACCGTATGAACCGCCTAACGATTGTACGGGTATTGTGAACTGCTTGCCTTTCACGTCCGAGCGTGGTAGGTCATCAGCGTAATCAGAAATAAACTTCATCACACCTACAGAATCAAACTGCTCGTATGTTATACTAGCAGCCCCTTCACCGGCTTCCGTTGACACAGGGAACAAATCAGGTATCATAAGTGTGGGGTATTTAACATCATAGCTTTTTGCCTTTATGTATTCAAGGCTTCTTTTGAAAAATATAGTTTGATCACCATCAAGATTTTCTATTTTTCCCAAAACAGGATATTTCATATTTTTTTTTCCTTTTTTATTAATTACACAGGTTTATTTAATTCAAGCACCATAAGTCCAGCAGCGCCAAGGGTACTACGAACTCTAAAATTTCCGGCAACCGCAAAACACGTTGAAGAATCTGAAGTGTTTCGGAGTTGTCCGATTGCCTTGCCTGCACCGCCATCTAACCATCTCATGTATAACGTGTCGGAGTCAGGATTGAAAGCAGTCTCGCAATATACCCACGCTTGCCCTTGACGCAACACGTTAACTACTGACTTCGCAGCATAAACTGGCTCTGTGGTAGTTCCAGGCAATCCGCCTTCTAATGCTTGAGTTCTCAAAGCTACTCCAAACATTACGTCTCGTGTTCCTGCTGCAAATGTTCCTGTTGTCTGTGTTGCTCCTGATGTTACCACTATATCAGTCAACAAAACATCCGTATCATCAACACCATTTACAGTAATCACGTGAGCACTATCGACAACCGCCGAAGAAACGTAGGTTGTTTTTGCTGCTATAGCTACAGCTAACAGTCCCATTGTTGTTGCGTTGTCTGTTAAAAATGTTACTGGAGAAATTGCGCTGCCATTTACTTTTAAATTGACCACATTTGCTGTAATTAAATCAGCTACAAAAGTAAGTACACCCGCATTTGATGCAGGAAGCCTTACTTGGTCATCAGTTCCGATAACTTTTATCACTCCAGTCCCTACGGTTATAGCTTCTTTGGCTAAACAAGATTCTATGGTTCTAGGCTGGGAGTCGCTTACAAGCGCGCCCTGCATCGCAACCGACTGATTTATTGAATAAGTTGTTTGCATATATTTATCTCCTTAGTTATTTTAAATTTTTATATGCTGTTTTAATTCTATCTTCAGCATCAAGCCTTGATTTTTCCACAATATCTACGGGCAAAGAGCCATCATTTTTTGGTGTGGCTGCTTCGCGCTGTGAACCGATTGCGTTAGTGTTAAAACTCAACTCCTCTTCAATCGCATCATAACGAGCATTGATATACACCTCTGATTTTTCTTTTAAATCAGCAGCAGGAGATTTTTTCAGTATCACCATTTTTTTAATCTCGCTATCGCTCATACTATCAGTTTTGGAAAACTGCTCTTTGTCTAAAATTTTTGCTGCACTGTTTAAAAGAGCTATTCTATTTTTTACCCCTGTAGCTATTTCAGCGGTTGTGTCTCTTTTTTCCAGGTCTGTTATTTTTTGCTTTGCAGCATCGAGCAAAGCAGCCGTCTTGTCGCATTC